GAACCTAAAAAATGGCTAACTCACTTCTAACGCCTACCGCTGTAACGCGGGAAGTGTTACGAGTAGCGCACGAAAAACTCGCATTCATCGGCACGGTCGAACGTCAATATGACAGTTCCTTCGCGCAGACTGGCGCAAAAATCGGCGACTCGTTAAAAATTCGCTTACCTAATAAGTACACTGTACGAACGGGTAAAACACTACAAGCACAAGATACTGAAGAAGAAAGCGTAACCCTTACTGTGGCAACACAGAAAGGTGTTGATATGAATTTCAGTTCTAAAGATCTTACGCTTGACCTTGATGACTTCTCGAAGCGCATCATTGAACCGGCTGTGGCTGTTCTTGTCTCTAACATTGAAGGCGCTATGCTGGATGATGTTACCGCAGACGTTTATAACCATGTTGGAACACCTGGCACGCTGCCGACCTTCGCGCAGATTGCTAAGGCTAAAGCCAAGCTAAACCAATATCTTGCACCTAAAGATAATGACCGTCATATCCAAATGGAATCTGTTGATATGGCTGGCCAGGTTGATGCACTTAAGGGCTTGTTCCAAGACTCTACCGAGATTGCTAAACAATACCGCGAGGGTTACGTGGGCCGTGGCGCTGGTTTGATGTGGCATGAGAATGAGCGCATTTACACGCATACTAACGGCTCCGATGTTACTGGTATCACGGTTAACGCCTCTGTATCAAGTGGCGATAGTTCTCTAACCATTACGGGTGCTTCAGCTGCCCCAGCGGTTGGTTCTATCTTCACGATTGCGGGTGTTAAAGCTGTGCATCCTGAGACGAAGGTGGCTTACGCGCACGAGCAGCAGTTTGTTGTTACTGATGCGACTACGCCAAGCACGACCGTTATCAGCATTTCACCCACAATCATCTCGACTGGATCCAAGCAGAATGTTGACCACCTGCCTAGTTCGGCTGATGCGATTACTTGGGTTGGTGCTGCGTCTACTGCTTATCCTAACCATTTGGTTTATCACGGTGAAGCTTTCGCTTTCGCGACTGCCGACCTTGAAATACCAGAAGGTGTTCTCTTCGCCGCGCGTGAGGTGTATGACGGTTTAAGTATTCGATGCGTGCGTCAGTATGATATCAATAACGATAACATTCCCTGCCGTCTTGACTTGTTGCATGGTTGGAAGACCTTGCGACCGGAATGGGCAACACGTGTTATGGGTTCTGGCGCTTAATTAACTAAGGAGTAAAAATCATGGCAGTTCATTACCTTGGTGATAATGGCCCAGACGGTATGTGTTTAGGTACGGCCAGCACGGAAAAAGTTGCGTTTTTTGGCGCGACTCCCGTGGTGCGTCCTAGCATTACCGCAGTGGGAACCACCACAGCAACAACCGCACTAAATGAAACGAAGATCGACCGCCTATATTCGGCGCTTCGAACTATCGGATTGATTGACACCGGCGGTTAAACCAAACAGGTTCGGGCGCCTTCGGGCGCCCTATCCTTATTAGTTTCGGGGGGAACTATGTCACGAATTTATCACGATGTTGGCGCGCCTGTAGGCTACCGAGCAAATGAGCACAAGCCGATGATCGCCACTACTGTATATGAGGATCCGGATGCTGGTTACACTTTCGCCATTGCAAAAACATTGCGAGCACTTGATCGGCAAAACATTCCACACGACTACCTTCTTTTATCCGGCAATTGTCATGTAGACGATGCGCGCAATAAGGTAGTTCAGGAATTTCTTATTAGCAATTGTACCGATCTAATATTCATCGATGCGGATGTAAATTGGCAGCCGCAGCACATTATAGAATTACTGAATTATGAAAACGTCGAAATTGTTGGCGGCGTTTATCCCTATCGACGGGAATCTGAAAATGAAAGCATGCCGTTCCGACCAAAAGATGATGGCCTGGTGCGAACGGATGGCCTGGTAGAGGTAGACGGACTACCTACCGGATTCATGAGAATATCGCGCCATGTACTCCACTTGATGGCGCGTAATGCGGAACAATTTTGGCATCGAGAAGATCGACGAATGAAAGTGCCTATAGTGTTCGAACGCACTTATAAGGATGGCGTTAGATGGGGCGGCGATCTTAACTTTTGCAACAAGTGGCGCGAAGATTACGATGGCAAGATATACGCGGCGCCTAATATGACGCTATCTCATGCCGGTAAGTATATCGCTAAGGATAGCCTGGCAGCATTCGCTCGGCGCCAAAAGCAAACCACGTTAAAACATATCTGCGAAAAGATTAGGAACGGCGATCCGGCAACATTTGAGGATCTAGCCGAGGCGCGTAAATATACAGGCAATCCTGGCTATGTGGCTAAAGAAGATAGCCTAATGAGCGCCATCACATTAGCGCGCAAGGCGGATGGGCCAATAATCGAAACAGGTAGCGGATTAAGTACGATATTGATGGCGGCAGCCGCGCCCGATCAGATTGTTTATTGTTTGGAACATCATGGCCTATGGGCGGCGAATTTACGCCAGCTATCCGCAGAATCAGGCATCACAAATATCGCGCTAGTCGAATGCGAGATTAACGCAAAAACCGGATTTTACAAACTGACCGATGATGACTTAGACGAACTACCGATAGACTTCGCGTTAGCTTTCCACGATGGCCCACCACGCGCACATAAAGGCCGCATGGCATTCTTTGATATCTTCGCAGAAACATGCGGCACAATCATTGTAGACGATTGCGATGATCCGAATTACCGTGAAGCGATTGAACGGTGGTGCGTACGTACTGACCGAAAAAGCACGTTTATCGAACCACGAACACTAATTATTGAATAGGCACTAAAATGGCGACAGCACGAGATCTGATTAAGCGCTCACTACGCTTAATGCACGTACTAGAAACCGGCGAGGATCCATCTACCGAGGAAGCGGCGGATGGACTGACTGCGCTTAATGACATGCTTGACGAATGGAACATTGACAGAGGGTTAGTGTTCGCCATCGAAGAAGATTCGCAAACATGGACAGGCGGCGCGCAGTCTATGACCATCGGTAGCGGCGGCGATATGAATACCACGCGCCCGATACGTATAGAGAATTCGACTTTCTATACAGATGCGAATGGTAATGACTACAATTTGCGTCTCTTAGAGACACGTATCGGGTACACCAGCATCGTAGACAAGGAAACGACTACCGACCTACCAGAGTACCTATATTACGAACCAGATTACCCGCTGGGAGAGCTTTATATCTGGCCAGTACCATCTGCCAACATGACAATTAAACTGCACCGATGGGAGCAGTTTAGCTTATTTGCTTCACTTGATGCTACTGTGACGCTGGCGCCTGGATACAAGAACCTCGTGACCTATGGATTATGTGAGTATCTAGCGCCTGAATTTGGCGTGGCTGTACCGCCAGAAGTAATGAGTAGGTATGAGGCTGCTTCTCAGCGGATACGTAAGAACAATATCAGAATACCGATTATGCAGGCGGAAACCGCCGCGATCCGCGAAGGTAGAAGCTTTAATATATTCGTAGGCGATTAATGAAAAACTTCCTAGATAATTGGCGCCGCCAACGAGACGCTAACAGACTAGCAGGTGGCATGGAAGGCACGCAAGAATACATGCGCCGCAAGGCGATGGTGGATAATGCGCCAGTGGGCGCAGTGGGCGCGCCAAGCGGAATCGCAGAACATCAGAACGCACTAGGCGGCGACGCACTAACAAACCTCGGCGCACTAGGCTCGTTCGCGCCAGTAATTGGCGATGCTGTTGGGCTGGCGACTGATGCGCGCTATTTATACATGAATCCTGAAGAACGCACGCCATTGAACTACGGCCTAACGGCTATGGGCGCTCTACCTTTTGTTCCAGCAATGTCGGCAATGACAGCATTCCACGGCTCGCCGCACAAATTTGACGTTTTCGATATGAAGAAGGTAGGAACGGGCGAAGGCGCACAAGCTTACGGGCATGGGCTATATTTTGCTGAAAATCCAAAAGTCGCAGAAAACTATGCTGATCAAGTTCCGCTCTCTGAAGTCAAACGGAATTTTTTAGACACGTTACCGGAAGATGCAGAATTTGAGGAACTACTTGATCTGATCGGCACCAAGACTTTTTCCGAGCAACAAGAGCAAGTAATCCAGGCGCTAGCCGCCGATGACTGGTTAGGATTTGATTACCCCTCGCAGGCCATTAGTGCGGCGTATAGTAAAAATCTAAAAAACTGGGATCCTTCGCCCGCACTGATTGAAGCGGTAAGCGGTAGCAAAAATCTTTACGAAGTTGACATTCCTGATGCAGCAATCGATAAGATGCTTGATTGGAATAAGCCGTTAAGAGAGCAGCCGGAGAGTGTTCAGAAAGCGATGGGGGATCTATGGCCTGATCCCGCAATGACTGGAGGAGAGGCATACACTAGACTGGCTCGTATGCCTGGATTTGTCGGTGATGCAAGAAGGACGCAAGGCATAGACGGGGCGTATTCGTCGCAAAACATTGTAAGTCAGAGATTAAATGATGAGCTAGGCATACCAGGAATAAAATACTTCGATAGTGGATCGCGCGCCGCCAGCGAAGGAACACGTAACTTTGTCGTTTTTGATGACAAATTACCGACCGTGTTGAAACGTAATGATGAGTCTATTAATGCGCTAGATATGGGCCATGATGCACGAATGGCTCGCGCACGCGAGATGGGCTTCGATGTACATGATGAATTATACCATGGTTCGACGCATGATATAGAGCGCTTCGATGTCGATAGAACTAACGCAGATAACTACTACGGTAAGGGTATCTATCTAACAGATAGCTATGACGATGCGAACATCAATTACGCGGGCGTAGGCCCAGACCTAACTAATCGCATTGAAGTACGAACCGATGAACTGCAAGATATGCTGTTAGATAAGTTCATGGAAGATGGTAGAAAAGAGGTATTGCAGCAGTTATATGATGAGACTGGAGATCTTAGATACATCAGTGCGCAGGTTGCCGACATGGATGATAATGACGCCGCACGAGAAGCAGCGCACCAATTGGCTAGGTTAGACATGAAGGGTAGTAATGAAGGTGTTGTTTATCCAATGTATGCCAGCAATGAAGGCGTGATAAATGAAAGCGACTCATTTATCGACCTTGATGACAAGCTAAGACCTTGGGATGAATACAAGACCGAAGCCATCGAAGAACTTGGCGCCGATGCTGAAGACTACGAAATTGAAGACTTTGCACGCGAGCTTGAAGACGCGGATATGGTGGGAATCATGGATGATATAAACTCTGCGCTGAACCCGCTACACGATGCAGGATACGAAGAAGCAGCGCAAGGCATTGCGCACTCGCTTTATGAAAATCGCGGGCTTTCCCTAGATGATATTGTCAGAGTCTTAGATGAATATGGCGTGTTTATAGAAGACTTTGATGGTGGACTTATGACAAATCGCGCAATAGCAGCAGAGATTGCTAAAGAGTTCGGCGTGAAAGGTGTGCGCATGGACGCAGGCAAAGCTTTCCCTAAAATGGATGGAACCCTAGGCGCCAGACATACAATTTTATTCGACCCATCTTTAGTGCGTTCTACTAATGCGGCGTTCAATCCTGCTGAGAAGCACTCAACCAATATCCTGGCCTCTACCTTACCATTGGGCGTTGGCTTAGGTGTCGCTAGCCAGTTGTATCGACCGAGTTCACAAGATGAGATATAACCTATTCGGTGTTGGCCAGAAAGGCAAAAGCGTAGACGTTTCTACCCAAGAACGTACCAACCTATTCATGGATGTGCAGCCGCAGGAAGACAAGGCGCGCTACAGCTACCACAAGCGCCCAGGGCTGACGTTATTCTATAACTTCAATTCATCATCTCCGGTGCGCGGTATGCTGGCTGTGGAATCGCTTCTATACGTAGTACAGGGTGGTACGCTTTACGAGATTAATTCAGCAGGAACATCCGCCACTAGTCGGGGGAATCTCACGACAACCAGCGGGCGCGTGGATATGGCATACAATCATGCTGGTGTGATTATGATTACGGACGGCACGAATGGGTATTACTATACCATCGCTACGACCACGCTCGCCGCTATTACCGATGCAGACTATAACGATACAGCCAGCACAGTGGTATCACATGATGGTTATTTTATTGTACCAAAACCTGATACAGCGGAATTCTACTTATCTGACCTTGACGCTACCGATGTAGCCAACTCATGGGACGCACTACAGTTCGCCACAGCAGAAAAATCCCCAGATAACCTAATCAGAATATTCGAGAACAATACAGATGTTATGTTATGTGGCTCGGAGACGATTGAGTTTTGGAATAATACAGGATCAGGTACGCCGCCATACGACCGTATCACAGGCGGTGTTATCGAACTTGGCCTGGCCGCTAAATGGTCAATAGCTAAGTTTGGCGAATCCGAAGTAATTATGCTGGCGACTAACTCAGACCAGGGCGGCGTGAGCGTGGTTAAGTTTAATGGTTTTCAGTTCATGGATATCTCCGGCACTGAGATGGGCGCCGTAATCAATGGCTACTCCACTGTAGCTGACGCCACCGGATTCACGTACTACCACAAAGGCCACAGTTTCTACCAGCTGAACTTTCCAGCGGAGGGCAAAAGCTGGACGTATGACGGAAAGACTAACGTATGGTCACAAACGGAATATGGCTCACTAGGCGCTCGCCATCGCGGCGAAATAGGCGCGAACTTCAATAACAAGTACTACGTTAGTGATTACGCAGTAGGGAAAATCTACCAGATAGACCCTGATAACTACACTGATGCAGATGAGCCTATCGTGGTGCAGATTATCAGCAAGCATGTATTTGATGAGAAGCAGGTACAAGTATCGCGCCTATGGCTGGATATTGAATCTGGTACGGCATTGATATCTGGCCAGGGCAGCGACCCACAAATGATGCTGGAGATATCCAAGGATGGCGGGCACAGTTACGGCAACGAACACTGGGCGAGCATGGGAAAGATCGGCGAGTACAATCGTCGTGTTATTTATCGCCGACTAGGGCGCGCATATGATTGGGTTTTCAAATTCCGATGTTCCGAGCCTGTTAAAGTTGTGATAGTCGGTGCATGGGTAGCAGCCGCAGGATAATAATATGGCAAGATTAAATTTTAGACCACCAAGCGATCCAGACCTCAAATCACGAGTATGGGTTATTTGGTTCTCCGATATGGGCAGAACGCTCAACGGATTAACTGAATCTGGCGCGACGGCAGACCGGCCAACGCGTCTTTTATTTACTGGCCGCACATACTTCGATACCACGTTAGGGAAACCCATCTGGTACGACGAAGATAGCGGTAATTGGGTAGACGCAACCGGCGCAATTGTATAGGTGAAATTATGGGATTCTTAAGCAGCTTAGGAAATTTTGCGAAAAGTGACTTAGGTAAGACGCTAATCAGTGGCGGCTTGCAGATGTACGGCGCCAGCCGAGCTAGTAGCGCAGCTGAAAAGGCGGCAAAGCAGCAAGCCGCTAGCCAAATGCAGGCTATGCAGTACCAGGAGCAGCGCAGAGCGCCTTATGCCAATGTAGGCAAGAAAGCGGCGGGTATAATGCAGAATTCTCTATCTGGCGCGCCTGGCGGCCTACTGCGCGACTTCGGAGCGCAGGAATTCCAAACTGACCCAGGCTACCAGTTCAGAATGGATGAAGGTGTTCGCGCTATCGATCAGATGGGCGCCGCCAAAGGCAAACGCCTATCAGGCGAACAGCTGAAGGCTGTCATGGATTACGGCCAGAACATGGGCAGCCAGGAATACCAGCGCGCCTATGACCGATACAACACTGACCGCACGAAGCGCTACAACATGCTAGCGGGGCCAATGCAGCTAGGCACTGGCCAGGTTGGCCAGATGGGCGACTATATTACTAATGCGGGCGCTGCACAGTCTGCTAGCACTGTAGCCAGTAATAACGCTTGGAATAAGGCATTGCAGGGTATGTTGCAAGGCTATAACGTTTTATCTTAGGGGATAATATGAACAGTCTCGGTGTAATCATGGGCGCTCAAGGTATTGAGCGTGATATCGGCGCAGAACAAACTATACGCGCCCAGCAGCTAGGGTATCAGACTGCGCTAGCCCAAGCAGAGCGCGAAGCAGCGGCACGCAAACAGATGGCCGCTATGGGGCCAGGAGCAGACGTAAACGCGCGCATACAGGCGCTAGTAGACGCTGGCGATTACAAATCTGCGAATACCTTAGCGCAAATGCAGCAACGCCAGGGCGCCGCAGCTAAGTCTGAAGCAGATATTCGCAACATGGAACGTGAGCAGATGTATAAGTCTGCCGAGGTGGTAGCCAACGCTTTCAATGGCGTAGACACCAGTAACCCAGCGGCGGTAGCGCCTATACTAAATTCGCTATATGGCATGGAAGTTATAGACGATGACGATATAAGCCAGATTTATAGCGACCCTAACGCACTGCCTACCATGATACAGGGCGCCACTGATGCACTGGAAGCTAGACGCCTCGAACTATCTGAAGAATCAGGCGTACGTGGCGATAAGCAATTAGCCATCGATGAGGCTAAATTAGCAGCAGAATGGGGCGTAGCGCCCAATTACAGCGGAATAGGCTCTCAGGCGCCCGTACAGGCCGCTGGTGGCGCGCAAGTTTCTGGTGCTCCTACCGCACCAGTAGCGCGCCAGCGTCAAGCAGGCGGGCAGTCCGTAAGGCAGGCGCAGGTTATATCCCCAGCGCAGCAAGCTGAAGACCTAACGCCAGAGAAGATAAAGCCACGCAGCGCCTTTCCAGGGGGGAGAGAAGGTGAGCGAATGTATAACGACCATCGGAAGGAAGTGCGCGAAAATAACAAGTACAAGAACCAGCGCCGCGATGCAATCCGTGAACTGAAGTTTGAGAAGAAGCGGTTCGAGGGCATAGTGCGCGGTATGCGCAAGAAAAAGAATGTAGTTGTAACCACAGCGAACAAGATTAAGGATATTTTGAAGAAGGGCGGCATTCTGCCGAAGGTGGGCTATGGTGCTGGTGCTGCCGCACTGCTGCCAGGCGATGCCTATAAGATTGAGCGATTACTGAAGACCATCGAAGCGAATGTTGGTTTTGGTGAACTTCAGGAGATGCGGAATACTTCAAAGACCGGCGGCGCTGTTGGTAACTTATCAGAGCGCGAATTCACGAACTTAGCCAGCGTTTTAGGTAATATCGAGATTGAAAACCCTTATCTGGGCGATGTGCTGGATACGGTTATTGCATCCTACGAGAACGCGGTGACCTTCCTCGAAGATGACCTGGCCGACTGGGACAACATTACAGCCGAGTTTTTACCTGGCGGTATGCCAGAGCAGCGCGCAGAGCCTGAGATATCTGCCACTGAAACATTCACGGATGAAAATGGCATACCGTATGTAAACATTGATGGCACGTGGTACAAACAGAGCGGGAATTAATATGACTTTAACTCCAATTGATGGAACACCACCAGGGTATAAGAAACCAGGCTTAACGCCGATAGAAGGTACGCCGAAAGGTTACTACAATCGTGACCCAGCGATAGACTACGAGCAGATACCTGTAGAAGAACAGTACGGTAGCTTGAAGCCTAACACGATGGAGCGCGTAGGCCGTGGCCTCGCTGACTTGTATCAAGGTACCGGCCAGATGGCTGGTAGTGACGAATACGATGCACAGGTTCAAGATGAGATTGCGCGATACGAGCGCTACGCTGGCGAGGAGTTTGATTGGGGCAGGCTCGGCGGGCAGGTAGCTGGTGGTATTCTCGTAGCTGCCGCAGTTGCCAAGATGGGTATCCCAGCGTTTCTAGCGGCCAAAGGTGTGCCAGCGTGGGCTGTGGCTGGCTTAGGTGGCGCTGCTGAGACTGGCTCACTAGCGGTTACTCAGGGCGAATCCAGGCTAATGAACGCCGTTAAGGGCGGCGTAGGCGGCGTTGCTGGATATAAGCTATTGAACACAGCCGGAAAGTGGGGCGGCAAGCTGTGGAACAAGGTACGCAGCATGGGCGACAGGGGCAACCCGGAAGAAGCCATCATAAGTGTGCTGCGTGAACAAGGCATTGATTGGAATCAGTTGGATGATGGTCTAAAGCAAGCCATGCGTGAGGATGTTGATGCGCTGATTAAAGGCGGCGCAGATCCGACTGAACTAACCGAGCAAGCAGTTCGCAAGAACATCATGGAAGCTGAAGGCTTAACCCCGACAAGGGCGCGTGTTTCTCGTGACCCGATGGATTTCTCTGCTGAAGAAAACCTACGCAAAGCGCCAGGCGGCGAAAGTCTTCAGGATATCCGAAAGGGTAACTTGCGCCAGCTGCACAAGCGCGGCGATGAAGTAGCGGCAGAAATCGGCCCAGATACCAGCACAGTCGATGCCGGTAAGGCACTGGCTGGCGTGATTGATGATACTCGCGCGTACCACAAAGCTATTGAAGATGAAGCCTATAACGCTGCGCGTAAAGCAGCGGGTGGTGATGTGCCAGTACGCGGCGAAGCGGTAGAGCGTGAGCTAGCCGAGCTATCATACACATTCACACCTGACGAAATAGGCACGAAGATATACCAGCAGATTACCGACTTTTCAGAAGATCCAAGCATGTACACTGTAGATGCTGCCGAGCGCATGATTCAACGCATTAATGCTGTACTTCGCGCGCCAGCTAATCCACAGCAAGGAATGGTGATGCAGCGTTTAAAGAAAGCGATTGTAGCCGACCTAGACGCTGTGGGTGATGACGGCGCCGAAGCTGCGCGCGCTTGGCAGAATGCCCGCAAGGAAGTATTCCAGCGGCGCGGTATGGCTGGCCCGAAAGCAACACGTTCGAAGCCTGAGATTATTGAGAGGGTTTTAGAAAAAACTATCGCTGCTGACGATATAGTAAAGGCAGTGAAGAACGCGAAGGTTGAAGAACTGAAGGCTATGATGGACTATATCAACAGCGGCAGTCTTGAGACTCGCGCAGCTGGCCATAAGGCGATTGGCAAGATACGCCGCGCTATCGTAGACGATATCATGGAAAGGGTTAGACCCATGCAGGAACTTGGAGGCTTTAGTGGCGCGACATTCCAGAAGGAACTACGCAAGCTTGGGCCAGAGAAGCTAGAGATTCTTTTTCCTAAACAGGGTGATATGTTGAAGCGCCTGGCAGCTGCCGCGACCATCGAAGGATACGCGCCACCACTGAATGCAATTAACTATTCCAACAGCGGCATTGTATTAGGCAATATGGCCCGCAAGGTGCTGGGCTTGATGAAAGCTACACCAGTAATCAATCCATTAGGTGAGGGTGTAGAAGGGGTAGTCAATCGCCGCGCCGCGCGTGGTGCGATCCGCAACGTATTAGGGGCTGTACCGGAGCAGACAATCGCGCCGCTAAACACTCTAGGCGCTGCCGCAGCCGCCAGCGGTGCAATGGCTGGCGCTGGGCAGTACTAATAATAGATACCAATATGAAGCAAGCCATGACCCTTATTGCCACTAAGCCTAACGCTGTGGCGACTGGTAGTAACAATAATTCCATTATCGGAGTGTAGCACATGTTAGGCCAATTTTCAAAACCTTCTGGTTCTTATATGGGCAGCAATGCCTTAAGCGGGAAAGACTTTTACGCTAGCCGAGGTATTGCTGGGCAGATACCTGTAGATTACACGCAGCACGGCGGCGGCTTCGCTGCGCTATCGCCGCAAGCACAAACGCCGCAGGGTTTGCTCGACTATTACACTCAAACACAAGAAAGGGCTGGCGCGCAGCCTGGAACGATAGGCTATAATGCGGGCAATCGGGGCGGTATTGATGCGCCAGGATTTTTTACGCTTAATAATTATCTGCATGGTACTTTCTTTAAAAAGGGCAATCCTATACCAGGCACAAATATTCGAAATAGCGGGCAGCTATATAGTGAGCTATTCGGATCGCCGAATATAAACGATGAAGACTATTTGAAGTTAACACCAGAAGCCTTAACGCAAGCGCTTGGCCCACAAGCCGAGCAAGTAATGCGGAACGCTCGCGATTGGGAAGTTCGCGACATATCGCGCGCAAACCAGAAAGGCTTCTCTACAGGCGGGCTACTGGGCGCGCTGGCTGTGGGCGGTATTCTGGCGCCAGCTGTTATTGCTGGCTCCGGCGGTATCGGCGCACTGAAAGGGCTGAACCCACTAACGAAGGTGCAGAGCACTATCGACAAAGCGGGAAACTTCCTTAGTGACCCTATCGGTTCAGTTAAGGGCGCATTCTCCGGCAGCGTGCCTACTACAGCCACAGCGAACCCGCTAGGCATCAACGCATCACAGCTATACAATCCGGCAGCGCTAGGCGGTAAAGTCTCTAGTGGCGTCACTGCGCTGCCAGGTGGAGGTTTTGTGAACCCTGGTGCCCTCGGCATCCAGGCGAATACATTAGCCGCTGGCGTGCCTAACTTAGCTAATCCTGTGTGGTCTGCGCCCAAGTGGACAGGTACGCAAAGCTTGCCAGGTGGTGGCTTTGTTAATCCTAGCGCTATGAATGTGGGACCAACCGATCTATATAACCCCGTATCGCTGGGCGGCACTAAGCCAGGGCTACTTGACCGCGCTAAGGATTTTCTGGGCGACCAATTAGATCCGATGGACGCGCTCGACTTCATTGCAGGCGGCGAACAAGGACAGCCGCAAGGCGGTAGCGATACTGGCTTCGGTGGCGATGGTGTGGGCGCTGGTTCGATGCCCTTGTCTCTGCTGCCACAGCCTGAAGCGCAGCGTTCTCA